GCCACCTTCTCAAAGCTGAGCCCCGCGTCCATCTCCTTGGCGTAGCTGCCCGTCTCGTAGTAATCCACCAGCTGATCCAGGCTCACACCCAGCAGCCGGGCCAGCCCGCGGTTCACGCCCGTGCCCACCTTCAGGGGGTCGACCTCGCCGCGGAAGTACTTCTGCGTGGTGCCGCTGGTGATGCCTAGCATGGCTGCCATGCGGCGCTCGCTGATCTCATTGACGATCATCGCCTGGCGCAACGCCTTGGCGAAGCGCACCAGCCGCTCGGAATCCGCCTCTGAGGCGGACACCTTGGCTTTCGTTTTTGTGAGTGGGGACATGGGCTCATGCTGCCAAACAATTGGGTTAAATGCAACGGCCACGGCCGACCGCCGCTGCCAGCCCTGGTAACTGACGACCGAAACCTAAACCTAGTTGCCAGCCCTGATAAACACTTTCCCCCTTCATGCGACTTAATAGCTGGCAATCTGCTGCAACACGCGGCAGACTGGCCGCCTGCCACAGCAAGCACCCACGCATGACCAGTCGCTCGATCAGGCGCCTGCGCCTTCGCTCCACCCTGCAGCCGCGGGGTGCCCAGGCGTCAGAGGGTCTCCAGGTCACCCACCGCCGCTGGAGCCAACTCATGCGCGTCTACCGGCAATGGGAGTCCCAACCGGCGGAAGACCGCCCGCGCTGCCCCGTCTACATGCCCTGGGTTCAGTCCTTCGACTTGTTCGTCAAGGACATGGGACTCTGCCCGTCCCGGGAGTTGGGCCTGGTACGCCCCGATCCATCCCTCCCCTACCGCCCGAGCAACTGCACCTGGGGGGCCTGCACCCGCCCCGGGCGAACACCACGGCTGCTCATCAGCCACCAGGGTGAAACACTCCCGATCCGCGACTGGTGCCAGCGGCTCGGCCTCTCCCGCGACACCGTCTACAGCCGCATTCACCGCGGCCTGTCGCCTGAGGCCGCACTGGGTCTGGCCCAGGAGTGCGCCTGATGGGTGATCTCGTCCTCTCCGTCCACCCGGCGATCCGCAACAAGCCGCCCGCCTGGCTGTCTGAGTACGCCGACAACTGGCAACGCTGCGAGACCACCCTCGAAGGCCTCGCCGAACTAATCGCCGCTGGCCGCGCCTTCATCCCGGCGGCGATGCGATCCCAGCACCGCAGCTCGGAGGTGTTCCTGCACGCCGACCTGGTGGTGATCGACATCGACGAAGGCCTTGACCTCGATGGGTTTCGCCAGCACCCGATGGCGGCCCACGCCGCCCTGCTGTACACCACCTCCAGCCACCGGCCCGAGCCCGGCCAGCACCGCTTCCGTGTCATCTTCCAGCTGCAGGAGCGCATCAGTGACCCGGAGCTCTACAAGGCCCTGGTCACCCTGCTGATCCGCGAGTTCGGCGGCGACAAGAGCTGCAGCGACCCCTGCCGCCTCTTCTATGGCTGCAGCACCGGTGAGCAGCAGTGGCTCCACCCTGACCAGGCCCTGCCAGATGAGCTCCTGCAGCGGGCCCGTGAGCTGGTCCGCCAGCAGAAGCAGCGCCTGGAAGCCACCGGCGACTACGACGACATCGACATCGGCCAGGCGATCCACGTCCTCGAGGAGGTGCTCGAGCCCACCGCCGATGGTGAGCGCGATCGCTTCATCCGCATCACCGCTGCAGCTGCCTCGGCTGGCGCCGATCTCTACCCCGCCTGGTCGGACTGGGCCTCCCGCGGCCACCACGGCAAAGGCAAGAACGCCCGCCAGGCCAACGAGCGCTTCTTCCGGGGATTCTCAGGCCGCTCCTCACTGGCCACGCTGTTCTTCCTGGCCGGCGAGCAGGATCCCAACTGGCGCCGCTCCATGCCTGAGCACCTGCGCAAAAGCGGCGGCGGCTTTCAGGTAGCCGCGGCCGGCTACGCCATGGCCGACTTCATGGGCTGTGAAGACGACTTCCTGGATCTCGATCCCGAGCAGCGGCCAGCCGCTTCGGCGCCGACCCCCTCGATCTTCGAGATCACCGAGGCCACGCTGCAGGGCTGGCGGGAGCTGAACAAACCAGTAATCCCCACCTCGGCAACGCAAAAGCCGCCCGCTCCAGAGCAGCCAGCGCCGGAAGCGCCGGCCCCCTACTTTTCCACCCCGGAGCCGCCGCCCCTGCCGTCCGAGCTGGACGACCCCGACGATCCCTTTGAGGATCTCGGCCTCGATCTGATCCACGCCCACGAGGCCGATCCGCCACCTGGTGAGCAGCCAGATCTCAGCGGCGACCCGCTCCTGAGGGGCGGCAAAAAGGGCCGCAGCAAGAAATCCACGGGCGGCGACGACCTCACGATCCCGGTCATCAAGGACGCCGTGCGCAAGCGCTATCCGTCCCTGCGGCTCAACACCCTCACCTACAACCTGGAGTACGGGCCCATGCACAAGCCCCGGGTGATCGGCGATCCGACCATGGCTTATGTGCCGGTCTCGGAGCTCGCTGGGCGCAACATGCCCAAAACGCTGGTCACCGACGTCACCCGGATCCTGGGTGAGGAGAACGCCTACAACCCGGTCAAGACCTACCTGGAGCATTGCCGCAAGAACGCTGATCCAATCAGCTACTTCGATGAGCTGGCCCAGGTGCTGCTGGGGGTGAGCGAGGAGTCGACCGATAACCCTCGGCTGCCCTGCGGCCGGCTCTACGCCGACGAGGTGCTGCGCCGTTTCCTGGTGGGTGCCGTCGCCCGAACCATCAACCCTGGCTGCCCACACAGCTGGATGCTGATCCTGGTCGGCCCCCAGAACTTGGGCAAGTCCAACTTCTTTCAGTACCTCACCCCGCCCAGTCCCCTGAACAACGACTACCCCTGGGTGACAACCATCCAGCAGGGGATCGCCTACCTCAAGGAGAAGCCCCACGCCCTCCATGCCGGCTGGCTGGTTCTACTCGATGAGGTTGAGCGCTACTTCAAGCGGCAGTACACCGAGGAACTCAAGAACCTAATCAGCGTGGCCAACGACCGCTCAGCCCGCAAATACGAGAACGAGCGCTCCTTCCCGAGATCCTTCGTGCTCTGCGGGGCGACCAACTCCATGAACTTCATGGTCGACCCCACCGGCAACCGCCGCTTCATGCCGATCCGGGTGCCTGGCAAGGTCCCTGCTCCAGAGGACCCCAACATCAAGATCATCGACCTCGACCGACTCAAGCTCGACCGGGACCGGATCTGGGCAGCCGCCTACCAGGCCTACCTGGACAGCCCGGTCCACGAGTTCAGCTCCTACGAACTCACCCGAGTGGAACCGGTCCACGGGGTCCACAGCCTCGACAGCCCGCTGGAGGGTTCACTGCGCACCGCCCTAGCCAGGCAGTGCAGCTTCGTCCACAAGGGGCAGCCGGCCTACACCATGGCCGACGTCTTTGAGTGGCTGGGCCTGGGCGTCGATCGCAGTACTGCCATGACCCGCCAGATCTCTGATGAACTGCGGCGCATGGGCTACGAGAACACCCTGGCCCGAATTCAGGGAACCCCCACACGCTTTTGGCGGAAGTACCAATAGCGCGTATCTTGCGGACTGACTGCTGAGGCGGTCAATGAGAACAGGAGCCCCGGTTTGGTCGCCGGGGTTTTTCTTTGGAGAAGCGTGAGTCTCAAGAGACTTGCCACGACACTGAGACAGGCCAGCAGAAGGGTGAGTCTCCTGAGACCAGTCGTGAACCCTGCTGTTTTCAGGCCTGACACCTGGGTCCAGAATGAGATGGCCGGGAATGCTTCGACTTTCGGGTGCGAGCGTAACGCCATCATTTCCTCGAGACCCGTTGGCACGACTCGTTCTGCTGAGAACCGTCACGGCGTAACACCGTAACGCCATTGGTCTAGACCTTTATTGAGGGAAGCTGTTTCCGGGGGCTACGCCCTCCCTCCCTCGCCGACCTCCTCGTCTCACTTCCGTCTCACTAATCTCACCGTTTGGTCATCGTCTGCCCGGACTCCTCTTTTCCTCCGGGCTAGTATTCATGCGGGTTCTGAACAACCCACCAGAGGGAAACTTCCTTCAAGAAAAGTCTAGGCGAATGGCGTGACGTGACGCTACACAAGTTTTCCGAGTTTCAAAACCCGCTCTGCCACAAGGGTTTTGCCAAATCGTCTTCGTTTTCGTGGCGTTACAGAAGGCGCCGTTACACCCCCTGCCGCCCCTCCCCGTCTCATTGAGACAGCCCGGCACCTGCCAGATCCATCTCTCAGCCCACTAGCCAGGGCAACCGCCTGGCAGTACGATCCGCCCGTTCCGTCCTGCATTTCCATGCCGGTCCCTCTTCCCTGGAGGCCCACGCCGGTCGCCTCCATCGAGCACCCCCACCCGCTCGACCTGCTGGACCGGCCGGTCATTGAAGCCCTGGCGGGCGTCTCCGCTCCCTCGGAGTCGGACATCGTCAACGCCTCCCGTCTGTACATCCGCTACCGCGATTCCCGCCTCTCGCCCGATCTTGCCGAGACGATCCTCCAGGCCCTCAAGGCCTGGAACCTCTCCGTCGAAGAGCTGCAGGAGCGGGCCCGGGCGATCTGGCAATCCGGCTGGCGTCCGTCAGTCCCCGACGCCGAGGAACAGCCCGTGGGCTCCGGTGCCGACGTGGAGGGCTGAGCCATGGAACCTTCCGCCTCCGAACCCCTGCTGATTGGCCTGACCTCCCACGCTCCTGGCAGCGGCAAGAGCACCATCGCCGGCCACCTGGCCGGCAAGGGGTTTGCCCTGGTCCCCTTTGCCCGGCCCCTCAAGGAGATGGCCGAGGTTTTCCTGACCCACCTCGGCACCCTCTCACCGGAAGACATCAAGCGGGTCGTCTACCGGGACCGCAACGAGGTCATCCCAGGCATCGGCGTCACCGGCCGCCACCTGCTGCAGACCCTGGGCACTGAATGGGGGCGCGAGCAGATCTGCGCCGATGTCTGGCTGCAGTGTTGGGTCAACACCGCCCGTTCGCTGCTGCGCCAGGGCACCCCGGTCGTTGTTGACGACGTCCGCTTCCCCAATGAGGTCGACCTGGTCACCTCGATCGGCGGCCGCGTCTGGCTGGTGGATCGCCCCGGCGCCGAAGAAGCCGCCCAGGACTCCCTGGCTCACGCCTCTGAGGGGGGCCTCAAGGGCTGCCCCGGGATCACCGCCGTGGTCCTCAACAACGGCACCAGCCTCAGCGACCTTTTCTGGACGGTCGATTCCCTTCTGTCCATGGAGAAGATCTGATGGCAGATCCCTCTTCCAAGGGCAGCAGCAACCTGCTGATCGACATCCTCCATCCGGCAGCTCCGCCCTTGCCGGCGCCCCTGGGTACAGAAGACCTGCGCATGCTGGCCATCGCCCGCCACTACGCCGCTCAGTCGGTCGACCCTTTGAACCGCTCGGGCTGCGTGATCGCTTCCGCCGGCCGCCTGCTGGCCGCGGCCTGTGACACCTTCCCTGGCTCGATGCGCTCCACCATGGCCCGCCGGCGGGATCGGGCTGTCCGCTCAGGCCTGTTGCTCAGCGCCGAGCAGGCTGCTGTAGCGATTGCTGCAGCAAGCGGGGCATCCCTGCGCAACAGCTCCGCCTACATCTGGCCGGCGCCCACCGACGCCCGCTCCGCGGCGCTCCTGGTCGAGTCCGGTTGCGCCGTGATCACCACCCCTGGCTTCCAGATCCCTGAACGGCTGCAGTTCGACATGCAGCTGATCCGCGAGTTGGCCGCCGAAACCGGTGTCCTGTTCCGCGTGGTGGACGTCACCCCGCTGAGCGAGGGACCCCATGGCTGACATCAAGCTGCTGCCCAAACCCTCACCCCTGAAGGCCGAGCAGGTGCAACGCGGCCTGCGGGTGGAGCTCTGCGCCCGGGGCAAGCAGCCGCGCCTGGGCCTGATGACCGGCCTGATCGATCGCACCTACCCCCGCCCCCGAGTCGAGGTCATTCCCGAGGGGCTGGCCCTGAGTCGCCTGGAGCTCTGGGCGATGGACGATCTCGTCCTGCTGCCCAAGCGCCGCCAGCTGGTTGGCATGGGCGGCGGCTGGAGGTGCCCCAAGGGCTACCCCCTGGTCAACAAGGAATCAGGTCACATCAACCGGAGTTGATTTATGGCACGCTGGGCGATCCCTGAAGACCTGCACAGCCGCATCACCAGTGGTCCGATCTGCCCGATCCTGGATCACTCCCGCGGCAGCCTGGATGGCAACATCCCCCGCTACGACGACAGCCATGCCTGCGTGCGCTGCATCGCAGCCCTGACGGAGGGGCGCCTGTCCCTGGACATCCGCCAGATTCACCCCCGGTACCGGCGCCGCTTTCTGGAGTTCTGGTCCTTCGTTCACATCAAGGACCCCTCCGAGTGCTGGCCCTGGCAGGGGCCGATCTACGCCGACGGCTCCACCAGCTACTTCCGCTTCCCGCGCCACTGGGGCAGCAGCCGCCAGTACTCCGCCCCGCGGGTCGCCACCTGGTTCACCTGGGGCGACATCGGCCGCCTGCCGATCGATCACATCTGTGGCGACAAGTTCTGCTGCAACCCTCTGCACCACAGGGTCAAAGGCGTCCCCCACTTCCACCACAACCGCCGGCTGAGTTCGATCGACCTGGTCGGTGCCCTGACTCGCCTGCGCAGCGACACCGATGAGTTCCTGCAGCTCACCCGTGAGCACAACCCCAAGAGCTACGAGAAGATCGAGCGCATGAACATCGACTGGATCAGCCGGCGCGCCGGCTCTGATGGGCCACTCGGCAGCCACTCCTAGAATCAAGCCGCAGTCCAGGCTCTCCCCCGGTGTCCAAAAAGAACAGCAAGCAGGAGGCGCTGGAGAGGGCCCAGAAGTACGTCTCCGGCGACAAGCTCAACAAGTCCGAGGTCAAGAAGCTCGAAGACAAGGGCCTCTCGCAGAAGCAGATCCAGGCGGTGGCCGGCTCCATGAAGACCGGCGACAAGGCTCAGACCTACATCGATCGAGGCAGCAGCGGCGGTTCCGGCGGCAGCAGCAAGGTCCAGGTCGTCGGTGGTGGTGCCACGGTCAAGGTCAACAGCAAGGGGCAGGCCGTCGTTCCTGGTGGTGCACCCATCGATCGTTTCGCCTACGGCGTTCCGGGTTCCAACCCGGTCGTGCCCCTGAGTCAGAAGCAGGCGGACAAGATCAACAGGAAGGTCGACAAGGCCGGTGGCTCCTTGACCCCCGGCAAGGGGATGGTTGTCAGCCGCTTTGTCAATTTCACCGATCCCGGCATTTACCTCCAAGGAAATGTCAAGGGGGGCGGCCCCATTCGCACCGGTGGCGGCAAGTACCAGTTGCCGATCTACACCTCTGCCGCTCGGTCCGCCGGCAAGGACGGCAAGAGCAAGTCCGCCGGCAAGGCCAGGCCCACCCCTGGCGGCACCGGTGGCTCGACCGGCTCCACCGCAGGCAGCGCCGCGGCCACCGCTTACCAGCGTGCCCGGGACCACCTCTCCGGCCGCACCCCCGAGGGCCGGCCGCCCGAGATGTTCCCCAACGGCATCACGCCCGGCCAGGCGGTCGAGGGCGTTGCCAACTACGCCGACCGCCTCGGGGTCAACAACGCCAACTACTCCGGCTGGATGCAGGACCGCGCCGAGGCCGATCGCTACCAGTCCGGCACCATGCTGCAGCAGTTTGCCAGCGTCCTGCCCAAAGCCCCTGACGTGCTCAGCGCCAAGGACATGATCGACATGGCCAACCGGATGAACAGGCGGATCCAGATCAGCTAAGTCGCAAGCTCTGTCTGCGCCCCCGCCTGCCACAGCTTGCATTGATCAAACTCAGGCTGTAGGGTGCGCCCTGAACGGCTCATCCCTACGTGAGGAACCCCTTCCGCTGCGAAGTGGTCGCTGCGACTGAAATGCCGCAGCGGCTGATCTATCTCGCTCTCCACAACGACTACTCAGAAGACTTCCACCCCGACACCACCCTGCCGGAGGACCGCTGCGGCCAGATCGCCGTCAAGCGTCTCCTCGATGGCAAGCGGGGGCACTGGGGCCCCCTGGAGCACCCCACCCTGTCGCTGTTGCTGCAGGTCGATCACAACACGATGGTGCAGCTGCGCACGCATCGGGTCGGCGTGACATTCGATGTCCAGTCCCAGCGCTACTCGGGGACCAGGATCGAGCGCGTTGCCCGCGGCGAGATCCCCGTGGAAGAGGTCTTCTACATCCGCCCGTCTGGCGTCTACCGCGACCGCCAGGGCGACAGCTACGAGTGGAGCACGAATCACATTGCGCGCATGCGCCAGCTCTGCCTCAATGCCGCCCAGGACTACGCCGACCTGCGCGCCGAGGGCGTCTCCGAGGAGCACGCCCGTTACGTGCTGCCCACCTCCTACTTCCAGAACGTGCTGCTCACCGGCAACGCTCGCAGCTGGTTGCACCTCCTTGATGTGCGCCTCAAGGCCGACGCCCAGGACGAAATCCGCTGGGCGATGGAGCTCGCCGAAGCCTGCTACAGCGATTGGGTCCCAGAGATCCATGCAGCCTGGGCAGCAGAGCGCCGCGGCAAGGCCATCCTCGCTCCCTGATGCCATGAGCAAACTCAACCACCCACCCAGTAGCGAGCAGGCCTGCTTGAACTGCTACTACTCCCGCCCCTCTTTATCGGGCGGCCAGGTCTGCCGCCGCATGCCGCCGACCCCTGAGACGTGCCTAACGGCCTGGCCACGCGTGCAGGACGCCGACTGGTGCGGCGAATGGGCCGCCCGAGAGGAGACCTGAAGCATGGCCCGTCCCTCCCGCGTCGATCTCATGCGCCGGCTGTTCCCCGAGCTGGGCAGCACCGGCACCGGCGGTGAAACCGAAGCCGCCATCGCCATCAACACCCGCGCCTGTGAGGCCATCCTGGCCGACCAGATCCAGCTGTTCGACTCCTTCCTGGAGCGCCACGGCCCCGGCGCCCTGGTGCTCAAGCTGGCCGGCAGCGGCCGCGATGCCTACTACACCCCCCTCGAGTCCTTCTGCGAAGACCTGCTGGCAGCAGAGGCGGCCGGCGACATCCACAACTCCCGCTTTCTGCGGGATGTGATCAGCCGCATTCGGGTCACCGACACCGAGCACAACGCCCTGTTCCTGCTCATCGACAAGAGCCAGGCCAGCCTGCTGGTCGTGCCCCGCGAGTACCCCGCCCGAGCCATCCAGGAGCTACAGGAGTCCCACACCCTCTGAGCCATGGCCAAGACCCTGCCCACCCTGCTGCCTCCGGCTCATGTCGTCGAGGTGGCCCGCTGCACCATGGGGGCCATTGATCTGGACCCCTACAGCAACGCCGAGATCAACCACGTCGTTCAGGCCTCCCGCTACCTGGAGCGAGACGAGGACATGGCGATCGCCACCGGCCGCCACTGGTCCCCCGGCGGCAGCAAGCGCGCGCTCCTGGCCGTGCCCAACGGCTTGCGCCGCGGCCGCGCCCTGGCCAACAAGCTGCTGTGCGAGTACCGCGCCGGCAGCATCAACGAGGCCATCTTCTGGAGCGGCAGCAACGAGATCCTGGCCTCCTGCCCGTGGCTGTGGGACTTTCCGATCTGCCTGCCATTCCGCCGCCTGGCGCCGCGCTTCTGGGACGACGAACTGGAGCAGACCGCCCGGGTGCTGCCGGCAGACTGGTCTGCCATCGTCTACCTGCCACCCCCGTCCCCATCGGGCGCCTTCCGTGAGGGCCTGGCCCGCTTCCATGCCGCGGCCTCCCCGTACGGCCGGGTTGTCCTGGACGAATGGAGCGGCGAGAGCCGCTGGCAGGAGTCCTACCAGGTGTCCGTGGGCAAGCCCTACGCCTTCGGCGAAACCGCCTCCACGGAAGAGTCGTGAGCCCGCACCTGCCCTACGCCTACAGCGACGAGGATGAGTTCCTCCACCCGATCGATGGCTGGCTGCTGCTGGATCGCGCCGTCGTCTACGACAGCTGGATCTCCTGGCGCCATGTCCTGCCCAGGGGCAGCCGGGACTGCAGGGCACTGGATGAGGGCACCAACAACGCCATCCTGGCCCTGGCCGCCGAGCTGCATGCCATCCACCAGCTCGTCCCCGGCTACCACGACCTGGGTGAAAGCCCCTTCCGGGTTACCCGCTGGTGGGACCCATTCGGCGGCGATCCCTGGAGCAGCGGACGGCTGTGCGTCTTCTCGCTCGCCGATTGCAGCAGCAGCGACTTCATCGTCCGCTGGCTGCCGGAAGGTTCCGGGCTCCACCTGGAGCCGATCGGCGACACCTACATCCGGGCCTGGCTGCTCACAATCCCGGCAGGAGATCCTGCTGCTCCTCGTCCTGTCGGCGGGCGGCAGCGAGGGCGGGGCCGGAGCCATAAGCGCCCGAGCCCTCCTCCTGGAACACCTGATCACGCTCTGCCCGCAGAGCAGCCCGTCCCCTGAGGATGTCCACGGCCGCGTAGGGGTCGATGCTCTTGGGGCCTCGTTCGTTGCCGCCGGTGCGCGCTGCCCGGGCATTGACCCGCCCCCTGGCGATCTGGGCCCGGGCATAGGCCTCGCGCCGCCTGGTCCCCGAATCACTGGCCCGGACGCCCCCGGCACCTCTCGCCTGGCTGTAGCGTCGATCCACGTCCTGCTTGATGCAGCTCACAGGCTAGGCGCAATCCAATTCCACCACTCAGCAAGCCAAGGCAACCGCTGAACGCATGCACCACTGTCCTCGCTGCGAGACCAAAGCTCGCGTCATCGAAATCCGCAAGCTCGCCAACGGCGACAAGCGCCGCCGCCTGGCCTGCCAGAACACGTTCTGCGGCCATCGCTGGACCGCGCACGAGCGCTCCAACGACCCAGTGCCCCAGCCGGTGGTCAAGGCCAAGCCCAGGCGACGCAAAGCCCCAGGTGAGCCCGACCTCACCGATGAGCAGCTGCTGATGATCTTCCAGCGGGTCGACCTCAACAACTGCCAGCTGGCCCGCATCTTGAACCGCAGCCGTGAACTGATCCGCCAGGTGCGCGCCGGCCTGGCCTACCGCGACCGGCTACCCCAGATCATCCGCGCAGCAGAGGCTCGCGTGCCTGACAAGGGCCATCGCTGTGAGCAGTGCAACCAGTGGCTCGGCTACTGCGCCATGGGTTTCCCCGACCCCCTGCTCGAAGGCACCGCATTCGCCAATGAGTGCGTGACCTTCTCGCCCCGCAGCGAAGGCGTCAGCCAGGCATCTGCTGAGACATCACCTGCTGCAGCCGCTCATTGATGCCGCTGAGCTGCTGGGTCAGCAGGGCGTTCACTTCCGCGGGGGCGGGCGTCGACTGGCCGCGACCGATCCCCTCCTGCTGGAATGCTCCGCTCTGGACCCCCTGACGGAAGACGGGTTGCACTTGGGCGATCTGAGCGCGCATCTGGCTCAACTGCTGGGCAAGCACCGCTTCTCGCTGCGCTTCGATCATCGAGACCTGCTGGAAAGCTTCGCTGATCTCTTTTTTGGTAACCAGCTCCTCCACGGCCCAATCCTCCAAGCCGTCCAGTCGGCGGCGCAACCCGAAGCCGGTCGCACTGGTGCCGATGGCCAATCCGGCGAACCCCGTGGCAGCCGCGATCGCAATGGTGGTGATCATGGGAAATCTGTGAGCACCGATCCAAGGTGCGTGTGACAAATCTACCCAATAGAAGCGCCTTTCAGCGCGATTGTTCAGGCTTTCGCGTCCAAAGCTGCTGGATGCCCTCGATCGCTTTCTTGAGTCCCGCCTGCCCGGCCCAGGCCGCCGCGGGCTCCAGGAACGCCTTCTGGGCGATCAGTCTCACAACCGGCGCCAGCAGCGAGGCGACCAGCACATCGCCCATCACATGGAGGTCGCTCAAGGCTCGGGATTGTCAGAGTGCAGATCGGGGTTCAGGGTCCAGTACCCCTGCTGGTAGCCCTCCTTAATACCCTCCTCAATACCCTCCTTGCGCCCCTTGCTGGCGCCGATCACATAGCCGCCGATGCCCAGCGCGGCCGCCAGCGGGCCGCCGGAGCCCAGGCCGGAGATCGACAAGCCCCGGTCCCAGCACTCATTGAAGGTGCCGCCGCTCACCCTGCAGTCGCGGATGTAGAGCGCTCCCACAGCCACATTGAGCCCAAGTACCAGGGCGGCGCCGACCATGCCCAGGATCGCGGAGGCTTTGGCCAGATCGGGGTGCGATGGCATCGACCTGCCTCAGGTCAACAACCAGCCCAGGTTAGCCAGCTGGTGCCGTCCACATATTCGTGAGGCGATCCAGCTCCTGCCAGGGATTACCACCTGACAGAGCATTGACGTGAGTCGTGACGTGCGCACCAAACGCCCGTCCGGTTACACCCTGGCTACCGAGAACGGTGCCGCGGGGGACCTTCATGCCTGGCTTGACGCTGTAGTCATTGAGATGCCCAAGAAGGAGCTCGTAGGGCTTGCCGTCTGCCCCTGTGAACTTGCCGCTCAGCCAGTTGCCGTAGCCGCGCCCCGACTCCCCGCTGCCCTGCCCCTGGAATCCCTTACCGGTGATCTCCAGGTCCACTGGCGCTACGATCGGCGCTCCCACCCCGCCCGGCTTGACGAGGTCGTAGCCGCTCTGCTCAGCATCGGGATCCCTGGTGCGATTGGTCGTTGCACCACCGAGGCGCCCCATTCGCAGTCCGCTCGACGCGTCTGCTGGCATGCCCGCCTGTGGCGCATTGAACTGCGGCACAGGCACATCGAAATCAGGGATCGCCTGAGAGCCAGGCAATTGGCCTCCAGCGGCCACCAGGGGTCCAAGGTCCTCAATCGATACACCGGTAGCGGCCTTGAACAGGCCGGGCAGCAGGGCGCTGCTGGCAGCCATGCGCTGCTTGCCCACCGCCCCAGCGAAGCTGTTGTCCAGAACCGCTCCCGCCACCCCTGCGGGACCGCTAGCTCCCGCGGGGGTGATCTTGGGGGCCATGGCGAATGGGGCGGCCATGCGAAAGCCTCCCGTCCCGCTCGCGCCGCCGAGGATCCCAGCAGCCACGGCCTCCAGAGGCGAGCCAGCCCGGGTTGGCGCAGGGCTTGAAGCTGCTGTTGCCGAAGGCGCAAAAGGCGCCATCGGTGCGCCGTTCCCTCCCAGGCGGCTCTGGTAATGAGACAGCAGCTTGTCTGCTGCCTTGACCGGCTGACCGTAGTAGCTCGCTCCCTGCATCGTCGGCAAAGAGGCCCATTCCGGCGCCAGCTTGGCCAGGGTCTCGCGAGTCAAGGGCTTGTCAGGGTCAACCCCGCGACGGCGAATCAGCTGCAGGGCAGCTAAGTCCTGATTGGCGGGCGAGAAATCCTTGAGCCCTAACTCCTTGGCGGCCCCTTCCCAGGTAGCCGGGAGAAACTGGTATGCACCTGCCGCCGCCGAAGCGTAGCCGCCCCCTCGGTTGACCTGGTTTGGATGCCTGGACAGATCGCTGAACGTCTTGCCCGTGAACATCGTGTTGTAGCCCTGGGGTCCGCTTGTGCCCTCTGCAAGCCTGATCGTGTCCAGCAGGGCTCTGGCGTTCGGGCTGATCACGATTCCTCCATCCCGAGCGCAATGGCTTCGATGTCGACATCCATTCTGGCGGCTTCCTGGCAGGCCTCAGCACGTTCGCCGACGTAGGCCGCCAGCTCCTCGTTGCTGGGCATGTGCCCGAATGTCGCGATCATCTCTTCGTCGGTCTCAGGCAGCGCAAGGTAGATGTCCATCGGCTCCTCCACCTCCATCCCCGCTTCCACCATCACCGATCGCAGGTAGTTGCCCTGCAGCAGGTAGTCCCTGCGCTCGTCGATCACCAGAGCAATCAGCTCGGCCCGGCTCAGATCCTCGATCTCTCCCCTCAACTGCCGCAACTGGAACTGCTGCTCCAGGCTGAGATCGAGCATCATCACAGACCTCCGTGGTGACCAGCTGCAGGGGGATGGCCGCCGGTTGCAGCCAGGCCTCTATTCTCGCCTCGCGGTGCGAGCAGAACCATGGTGTGCCGCGGTACCAGCTGCGCCAGCAAGCCGTGCTGCCCTTGTCGGTATTGCAGCGCCGGCAGGCGGGCACCAGGTTGGAGCGCAGCGTGCTGCCGCCCTTGGCCCTGGGCTTGACGTGATCCAGGGTCAGAGAGGCCGCCGGGGGCGCCTCGCCGCAGTAGGCGCAGCAGCCAGCCCAGGCCTGCTTGATGCCTTGGCGGAACCGCCGCCTGGCATCTGCCGGAGAGAGATCGACCAGGTAAAAGACAAGCTCTTCCCATCGTTCCGCCACAGGCGCCAGCCTCAGCTCACGCCACGCTACGCAGTTTGAGCGGGCGTCTGGTTGCCGCTGTTGCGAACGCCCCATGGGCTCACAAGCAGGCAGCCAGGGCTTACACTGCGGCCCTCCCGTCCTCTCCTTGATGGAAGTCCTCAGAGCTGGCCGCGGCCTGGCGGTCCAGGCGCCCCCTGTCCGGCGCACCCCGATACCGCGGACCTGGTTCACCACGGCGACAGCCGCTGCCATGCTGGGCCTCTCCGAGCGCACCCTGCGGCGGCGGATCACCCGTCCGGGCTGGGTGGAAGGCAAGCACTACCGCTGGATCACCCGCCAGTCCCGCCGCACTCTGGAGATCAACGTCTCCAACGTGATCAAGCTGATGGACGCCCGCGGCTGGGGCTAGGCCACCGCGGTCACCACCCGCTCCGGCTGGCCCTGGTACTTGCCGGCCCGACTTTCGTAGCTCACGCGGCAGGGGTTGCCGCGGAAGAACAGGGCCTGCACGACGCCTTCACCGGCGTAGATGCGCACGTCTGCGCCACTGCTGTTGCTGAACTCCAGGGTCAGATGCCCCCGCCAGCCAGCCTCCCCGGGCGTGAGATTGGCGATCACGCCGCAGCGGGCGTATGTGCTCTTGCCGATGAACAGGGCCGTGATGTCAACCGGCAGGTCCAGGTGCTCCATCGCCACTCCCAGTCCGTAGGAGTGCGCCGGCAGCACGAAGAAGTCACCGTCTTCATCGCTGTGCAGCTTCACCGGCTCGAGGTTCTCGGTGTTGAACCGCTTGGGGTTGACCACCGTGCCGGGCACATGCCGGAACACCAGGAACTCCTTAGGTGACAGCCGCAGGTCGTAGCCGTAGCTGCTGGCGCCAAAGCTGATCACCTGCCGCTTCCCCGACCTGCTGATCGCCGCCGCGCCTTGCTCCCAGCTTCTGGTCTCCTCCACCTGGCGCACCAGGTCCGGGGTGAACGGGGTGATCATCCCGGCTTCTGCCAGCCGGGTGATCTCGACATCGTTCAGGAGCATGAACCGCTACGAATCGCTTGCAAGCAAGCGTAAGCCACATCTTGCGCTCTGGTGGACATGGCACGAAAAAACCGGGCCCGTTGGCGCGGTGCCCGGTGGGGTGGTGGATGGTTGGGGGATTGTAGGGCGGAAGGATTTGCAGCGCGGCTGGCAGTGGATCAGGCACGTTCCTGCAGCCCCAGAACCACCAGCAGTCGGCGATTGACTGCGGAGTGGCGTGCTCATAGGTGATGCCAAGTTTGCGCATGTATTCCTGCGCATGGCATTCAACCTCATACAGGTCGAGGCTGAGATTGACGGTTTTGACGCCGCACATTTTCAGGTCAATTCCCTTGCCGCTGCTGCCGTTGCCCACGATTCCGCCAGCGGGCTGCTGTCGTGTGGCAAGGCCAAACGTGTGCTCCCGCCAGATCTGCTCCAGGTCGGCCTTATTAAGAGGGCCGTCTGGGCCTGGCATCATCATGTCACCAGGCACGTCCCATGAGCCGTCATCCATCATTCCCTGCACGAAAGCGGCATAAGCCTCACGCTGGCGCTGGATCTCGTAATCTCGGGTCATCGGTTCGCCCTCCAGAGGCGGATCGGTTGGGGTCGGGAGTCGCAAGCTCACCGGCCCTCGCACTTTACGGTATAGCCGCCGCGATGGCGTTGACCAGAGCGGTCACGCGGGCGTCGAGCAGGGCGAGGCCTAGGGATTCGCCGATGGAGTAGAAGGCGAGGCGGTGGGTGCCATAAAATGATCCAGATCTTAAGAGCGCAAGGCTTTGATTGGCAGGTGGTTGACTTGCTTGGGTAATTGTTGCCGTAGATGCTGCCACCCTTTGCTGAAAGTTAGCGCTGTTGTTTCTTGAGATTCCATTAAAGCCTGTCTGCATTGCAACTCCAAGCGGGGCGGCATTTCTTGATCGAACGTTCGTGGCCCCTATGTGGCTAATGCCTGCAGCTGCACTGTCTGATAGTCCGCTCAATACTAACGACGTGCCAAGGATGCTGACATGCACTGAAAGATGCTGGCTGTCTTGAGGATCGCTATTGTTGTTGCGATTGGTGTCCAAATACTTCGTACTCCCATTCCCCACCAACCCCGTCTTCCTGTTGTAATCCCCCGCCACAAAGCTAAAGTTTGTCGGCGCCGCCCCCACCAACGGCACCAGCGCGCCAGCCAGCGTGCGTGCACCGGCCAGGATGCAACTGGCCTTGATAGCGCTCCAAATCCCATCAGCTTTGCACCCCACCACAAACGCATTTATTGCATCCTTCACGCCAACTTCCAGCGCCTGGGTATCAGCAGCCTCCACGGCAGTGATGTACGCCTGTGCGTCGGGGTCGTAGGCGGCAGGCGGCTGCAGACTCCCCACAAACGCCACATCAAACAGGCTGAACGTCATAACTGCACCTCCACCGGCAGCCACTGCAGCGCCGATTCCACGGCCTCAGTCTCGGGATCGTCCGGCGCATAGGTGCCGTCCACCGCCCTCGGTTGATCCCATCGCCACCGCGACCCATCAGGGCTGGTCCACTCATCGCCTCGCGCCGGATTCGGCGGCCAGTCCCACTGCTGCTGTGGACCGGCCAGGCCCGCGACGAACTCGGGGGGCAGGTCGTATTGCGTGGCCAGCATCTGCAGGCCAGCCACCAACTCCAGCGAGATCAGGCCGATGCCGCGAGCGGTCTGCCAAGCGCTCAGGAACACCCTGGTGTCACCATCGGCAGCCTTCCCGAGACCCACGCCCAGGGCCAGTGCAAGGCGCGGCGAGACGGTCTGCGCAGCGGCCAGGAGCTGATCCACCTCCACCGGCAGGGCGTCAGAGAATTCGATCCAGCGGGGCGGATGCGTCTGGCGGTAATACGCATCCTGTTCGGCCTCGGTCAGCTCCACCAGCTCCCACTGCTGCAGCCACTGGCCATCGGCTTCGACTGGCTGAGCCTCCACCACGCGATGGGTGGCCGGGTCGTAGCTGGGATGGGGCTGGGCCAGCACGCGGAACACGTCGTAATGCGCCAGTTCGCGCTCAGAGGGGCTGCTGCTGAACGACCGGGCGGGCTCATCGGTGCGGAGCTGGCCCAGCGAATACGGCCAGCGGAGCGGGTTGAGGCGGATCAGGGTCCTCATCATCAGCTCTGCACGGCGTAGGCCGCCACCACGTCAGCGTTGGTGGTTCCAAATGCGGTGATGCTGAGCACGCCCACCTTCGACGCGGCAATGTTCGCGGGCTTGGTGCCCAGGAACTTCCAATCAGTCGGGAACGTGAGCGTGCGCTGGCTGGCTCCGGGTATCAGCCGGATCACGAGCGTTCGGCCTGCAGCCAGGCCGCTGTTCGTCAGCTCAAGGTTCCCGGTCAGCGTGATGGTGCGCACCTGGCCGTCGAGCGCCGCGAGGTCGAGGGCCACAGTCGCGCCATAGGTCAGCGACGCGAAGCTGGTAGCCGGTGCCAAACCCGCCGTAGACGGCGAGACTAGGGGGAGTTCTGCATCATCACCTGTCGAGCTACGCACCTCGCGGCTGGTGGCGTCGTAGGTGAGGTCAGTACCCGGTGCGGGATCGCCTGGATCGCCTGGATCGCCTGGCTCGCCTGGATCGCCTGGCTCGCCCTTGGGGCCAACGAAATCTCCAAGCCCATCCCACTCGGTCCCGTCCCAGACGAAGAACTCGCCGGTATCCTCCGCCTGCCAAACGTCGCCGATCGTGTTGCCGCTGTTGGGCAACGCTGCCTCGTTGGCGACTGTCCCCAGCAGGTTCAACAGCGCGGTGATTGCGTCACCGCCAGCTGCGTCCATCTTCCCGGTGAAAGGGTTGAACTTGAATTGCATGGCTCAGCTCTTGGTGACGGAAGTCAGGTTGCTGTTGCCGTCGTAGGTCAACGTCAGTGTGGCCACCGTCTCGCCACTGCTGCCGCCGGACTTGTAAACCACACCGGTCAGATTTTCGCCGGTGTAGCTCAGACTGATGTAGTCATGCTCAGGGATCGAGAGACCCTCGATTGTCGGAACCGGATTGTCCGGGTCGCCCTGGGTGCGCACGGGCAGCGGCTCACCGGCAACGACCGCGAACTCCGAGTAGGTGTTCCCGTTGATTTTCCTGGTCGCCATCCGACGGCCTCTCCGCGACAGAGCTGTCAGCTGCCATGTTAGCCAGGGCTGCCGAGGTAGATCCCAATAGGATCTTCTCCCCCCAGCCAGTTCCGATAGGCCTTGTGGTGGGCCGCCACGGTGTGTCCCATGAACAGTGAGGCGTGGGCATCGGTCACCCGGTAGCGGGGTGAATGCAGTCGCCGGGCGTAGGCATGCCGGAACCCGTAGGACGTCTGCCCCTCCCCGCCGATCAGACCATGGCGGCGCAGGTGCTGGTTCACCCGGGCGCCGGCCTGGGACTTGCTGCTCAGGGATGGCAGCGGCTTGGCCCAGAGTTGGGGCAGTCGGAACTCTTCCACCCATTCCGGGTGAAACGGCGGCACCTGACGCGGCGGCGTGGTGCCATGGCGGTTGGTCTTCCCGGCCGGAATCCAAATGCAGTCCGGGCGATCCTTTGAGGGCTCAGCCACCCAGGCCTCCCAGGGTCGCAGGCCATAGACCGCCAGCAGCACCACGATCCGCCGCCAGGGGCCACTCAGTCCGCCGCTGGTGATCTTCTTGATCTCGTCGTCCGAGAAGAACGCCTGGGGCCTGTGCTCCACCGCCATGCCGGCGTTCTGCAGGGGATCCAGCAGGGCGCTGTTCCAGGGTTGTCCGCACAGCTCACACAGCTGCCGCAGAAAGGCCACAGCGCGTCTTCTGCTGGGACTCCTGGGACTCGTCTGCTCGATGGCCTGCAGCAGTGAGCTGTCGCTCAGCGGCTGCTCCGGGTCCAGTCGGCGCAGGTGGCTGAAGTAGTGCCGCTCGATCGTGGCGTCCGACACTCCCTGGGCCCGCTTGAACCGTTGCCAGATCGCCGCCACCTCATTCACGTTCAGCCGGTGCTTTGCGCTCTTGCCCTTGCGGCCCGACCTTTTACCCGTTCTTACCCCCTCCCCGAAACAGGCCTCGTGCCAGGCGTCCGAGTCGAACCGGTCCTTGTGGTCGTGGCGGAAGCGCAGCAGCGCCAGCGCCCGCTCCTGGACGTCCACCGGACCGGCGTCGAAATCCAGGTACAGCGGCACCCGCCGGCCGGTGAGCTGGACGTACAGCCGCCGGCCCACCGACCGCAGCCGGAACCCCCGCCCGAAGGTTCCCGAGCAGCGGGCGGCCAGGGCTCCGACGGTCAGATCGATGACCTCCTGGCCCTCCGCCAAGGGTAAATTTACCCTTTTTTGACCCCTAATGCCGCGAGATGCCTCCATCTGCCTCCAGGTGACCGGAGGCAAAAGGTAGTCCCTGGCTGGATTTTGAGGAAGCCCTTGACGAGACTTGAACTCGTGACCTCTCCCTTACCAAGGGCCTTTTCAATCGCCAAAACCCTTGCTGTGGCTTGGGTTTTTCGGGCTGATTCTGGGGCTTACCCTTTCTCTTACCCTTGCTGAGGTTGCGATTCTTCGCGGTTCTGGCGCTCCAGGGGTGATGGCGTTACACTCCGCAGCCGCTCAGCCGTCGGCATCCAGCGCAGCAGGGCCTGGGCCTCGGCGCGGATAGGACCCGGAATGCGCGCCGTCTGGCGGAAGTCGCTCAGTCGCACCAGCAGGGCCCGGGCCTGGGCCATAGCAGCCGCTTCCTGGTAGCGCAGCGGCTCGCTCACGGCTGTAGCGAGGGGAACAGGTCACCGCCACTCACGCCGATCTCGATCTCGGGGTCGACGACGATCAGATCGACGATGATCCGGCCGACCTTGGTGCAGAAGGTCTCGTACAGGCCGGTGTAGGTGCCGTGCAGCGGATGGTCGGCCGAGCCCCGGCCGTCCTCCGCATAGAGGGCGTCCAGCAGGGCGACCCGGTTGCGGTCCGCGTCGATTCCCTCGGGCGTGCAAGGGTGCGGAATCTCCGGGGCGGCGGGCACGCCAATGGGCTCGTCGAGACCCAGGTCCAGCTCCAGTTGAACGACGTCCATGCAGGGCGGCAGCGGCAGTGGGCTCAGGCTACAGCCACGGCTGGCAGAATGAGTGCCACATCTGCCACTGGCAATCGATGCGCTGCCCCAAGTGCCACCTCGGCGACAACGCCGCCGTCACCTGCACCCGCCATCGCGTCGATGGCAGTGTTCGCCGGCGTCATGTCTGCCTGGCCTGCGCATTGCGCTGGACCACCACCGAAGAGGTCGTCCTGGGCAGCCTCTGCAAGGCGGCCCCGCCGGCGAACCTGGTGGAGCGCTCCAGGACTCGCCGATGATCAGGCCGGATCGGCGACCTGCACGTCGATGATCTTCCCGGCGGCCCAGATGATCCGCAACGGGGCGCCATCGTCGGCGGTCTTCTGTCCGTCGAAGTCGACGGCCACCACCGGCGGGCTGCCCGAGCGGCTGGTATTGAAGACGACGGCCCCGCGCGCCGGACCGATGGCGCCGCCACTGGCTTCCCATTCCGGGTTGTCCGCCGTGAAAGCCGCGTCATTGCCGGAGACCACGACCGAGACACTGGTCAGTGCCTTGGTGTTCTGCGTGTAGCCATTACCGGTGGCCAGCTGCGTGTTTGCCGCGTCAACGGCCGCTTTGGTGGCATGCGCCCCACTGAAGACAAATGCCGCACCTGCATACAGATTGACGATGTAAGTGTTGGCCTCCGTGTTCAACCCTTTCAGGAAATCCCCGATCGTGTTGTTGTACGGATAGGAGACCGGGGTGCCCGTCATCGCGCCAGCACTGAATGCCCTGGCACTCTAGGCACCTGCCAGATCAGGCAGTCTCCGTCACGTCCGGTGCCGGTGCACTGGCGCTGGCCGCTACCGCGGGGGGCTGAGCGACTCCGCCAGTCGCAACTCCTGGTGCTGGCACGCTGGCGGTGACAGCCGGGGGCACGGCGATCACCGCCGCTCCGGTTGCAACCGCTGGTGCTGGCGCCGTAGCAGTGACCAGCGCAGGGCTGGCGAGCGCCGCAGCACCGACTGCTGCCCGGGCCGCCGGGGCGGAGGCCTGCACGGTGACGGCAGTGGCAAACACCAGGGCCTTCGAGGGCGCCGGCTTGCCGTCCGGCCAAAGCTCTACCACCGGCGGCCGCTCCTGCGTCCGGCGGCTGGCATCCACGAAGCGCTGCACCGATGGGTCGAACACCAGCAGTTCGTTGGTGCCGCGCTTGTACCACCAGTCATCGATCCGGGCTCGCCCTGCCGGCGGCTCCCGCAGACTGGTCCACAGGATCGATTGCCGGTCCGGCCGCGGCGGGACCGCTTCATCCGCCGGAATGATGTTGCGCGTGTCGACCACCAGCCCGTTGGAGTCAGCCAGGGGGATCACCGTCTGGTCCAGCTGGATCTGCCGGCGGGCCTGGTAGCGGAACAGCGCCTCTTCTCCAAGCGTTGGACTCGCATCCCCGAAGAACTGCCGCTGTTCATCACCCACCGGGTAGTCGCTGGGCTCAAAGAACGGGTAGCCCAGACTCCAGCGCACCGCGTGGATGTGCTTGCACTCCCGCCGCTGGTCCGCCCGCTGGGGCAGGTCCCGCCACCGCGCCCGGTAACCCAGCAGGGATTCCTCGCCCCGGCCGCTCGTCGTGCGCCCCGCACCCGGCCTGGGGAACAACTCCTGGCTGCCGCTGGCCCCGCCCAGGATGTTCGCAGTCCTAGTCCCAGAGAAGTCCGGGCAGCTGCAGTACAGCCGATGAGAGCTGCACAGCAGCCGGCTGCCATCGGCGCGCCAACGCACCGGTGCACCCGGGTTGTAGCGCACCGGCTTCCAGTAGCCGTAGTCGTAGTACGGGTTGACCCGCACCCGCATGAACGGCCGGCTCAGGTCAAAGACCAGCTTCATGCCCTGCAGGTCGACCCCGACCAGCGTCAACGCCACCACCCCGTCCGCGCTGTCCAGCAACCGCACGCCGTTGGCTGTCTCGATCGCCGAGTCTTCAAACTGGTCGCCGATCAGGGCCTCCCATTCGGCCAGCTGGGAAGCACTCAGCCGCGAGGAAACATCCAGGATCAGCCGGTGGCGATCCGGGCTCAGGGTCTGATCGAGGGTCACCTGCTGGGGCTCGATCGCCCTGGGCAGGATCACCGCTCCCCTGTGCCGGTTCACCACCGTCCAGGAGCCCTCCGGTGATCTCTGACTGGGGAACAGCGTGAAGACGTTGCGCTGACCGTTGGCCTGGTTGCCGAAGTCCCGGAACGTGTACACCAGGTACGACAGCTCCACATCACTCCAGCTGCTGCCGCTGCCCTGGAACAGGCGCTTGCCGGCCAGCCAGCGCTTGTAGTCGCTGTCGCGGTTGTAGGCCTCGAGCACCGAGGGGTAGTTGGCGCCGCCGGTGCTGGCGCCACGTCCGCCGCGGCCGCCATACAGGCCTGCCTTGCCGGTCTTCAGGGGGCGTTCAACCGAGGCGAGACCCAGGCCCCGGTCCAGCCGAGACCCGACTCGCCCGGCCATCAGAACAAGCCGCCCTGCGCGAAGACGTTGATCTTGGTCAGCGGTGTCGGCGCCAGGACGGCGGCACTGATGCCCACGTAGAGCACGACGCCGGCCGGCACGTAGAGGCCGGTGTTCTTCTTGCTCACCTCGGTGACACTGCTCTGGCCGCCCAGGTTGGGCACCGGAATCGACAGGGGCGGCAGGGGCACGTTGGTGCGCTCGCCGGCGGCAGTCGACCCCACCACAGCACTGGCGACCAGGGCGGCATTGGCCTCGGTGATGCCGAACACTGTCGGCGAGCTGCTCACGTAGAACAGCACCGACACGGCCGTGGTGCCCGCCTGGTTGGCGATGATCGACAAGCTGTCGACGACACCCCCGTCATTGCCCGAGCAGTCGACCAGTGGCGACAGACCGCCGGCCACCAGGCTGGAGAAGTTCGCCGGATCCGTGAGACAGGGCGAAGCGCCCAGGATGGCGAAGGTGTGCAGCGGCCGATCGACCAGCAGTGGCTGCTTGTTGGTGCTGCTGCTGCTCATGTTGCTGTGGCAATCGGCCTGAGAGCCATTCTACGGAGGCTGACTCAGCCGCCGATCGGTCGCATGGCCCCCGGCCTGCGCGTGTCGAAGCCCGACTGCCTGGGCATTGGCCCCATGGCCAGTTGCCCGGGGATGCCGCGCTTGATCGCCACCTCGGGATCGCCCATCGGCCGCCGCATCGACTCACCCATGGGCGCCGTGGTGGTCAGCAGGGGGTTGTCCAGCTTCTGCAGGACCTTGGTCGGGGCGATCTGTTGCGGGTGACCCGGGATCACCGGGTTGTCGCCACCGGGCAGGCTGCCAGAAGGGCGCATCACGATCTGCTGCTGGGCCGCCGGGGTGATCTGCAGTCCGGTGACCGGCCTGGCGATCCGACCGTCGTAGTAGGGATTGCTGGAGAGCAGCTGCTGCTGCTCCATGCCCATGGCGTTCTGCGGGTTGTTTCGCTGGCCATCAGGCGTCTCCCTGGTGCCCAAGTGGTGCCCAAAGAGCTTCGCGATCGAGGAGGATCCACCTCCACTCCGGGGCGGCATCTTCATCAGCCCAGCCCCATGCCGTGCTGCTGGATCGCTTCTTGATAGCCCCTCGACTGGATCGCCCGGACGTAGCTGTTCGACAGGGCCGCAGCACGCCGGCGCTGCTCGTCGGCACCGGTCAGCATCGCTCCATAGGTCTGCGGATCAGCAAGAGGTCCCATTCCGGTTGTGCCCTGCATGGCCTCCAGCTGGGCTCCATAGGCGTCTCCGTCAGCGATGGGACCGATGCCTTGAGTGGGAGTGATCGGTGCTTGCTGTTGAGGCATGTTCAGCATCTGCGCGTAGGTGTCGCCATTGGCTACGGGGCCAATCCCCCGAGTCCCCTGAAGGTCCTGCAGCTGCCGTCCATAGGCTTGGCCATCGGCGACCGGGCCAATACCCCCAACCTCCCCAGACGGGGCCCCGGCCTGAGGCTTGTAGCCGGCCCGGGCCATGGCACGCTCGGCGAGCTTTCTGTTGCCCTCGCTCGCGTTCGCCCAGGCCTGCATATCGGCTCTCTGCCAATACTCCGCCTTGCTCTGATCCAGAACGGCAGGGAGCCCACCGGGCGATGTCGATTGAACCTGCAGCGGTGTCACGCCGCCGGCGCCGTCCGTGCTGAATGACAGCGAGGGGTCAGGGGTTTCGTAGTCACCGCGCGAACCCGCCTCCACGCCCATGCCCAGGGCAGGCGCAGCGCTCAGGTAGCCACGGCCGCCCTGGGCTCGCCGGGCAGCCTCTGCCGCCTCTCCAGCCGACTGAGCGGCCCTGAAGACGGCTTCGTTCTCGGCGGCCTTCCAGTTCCAGGCCGGCAGCCCTGCATTCTGGGCGGCTTGATCCAGGGCCCGGTTCTGGGCCTGGCTGCGGGGATTCACGATGGCCACATTGCGGCCAGCCGGCAGGCGGGGGTTCTGCTGAGCAGCAGGTGCCCAGCCATCCGACCGGGGTTGGGGTGCCGGTGCGGACCGAGGCGCCGATGACCCAGATGCAGCGGCTGGCACTCGGCTGGCTCCTGCGTTGCCGCCACCAACACCAGTCGACACGCCCGCCGGGTACTGGGATGGCACCCGGGCGGCGTCCGGCAGGTTCCCGATTGACCTCCGGGGCACTCGAGAGGCAGCTGATGGCCTCCGGGATCCATACGATGGGGCGCTCCCGGCACCCCTGGATGCGTCATAGAGGGCCTTACCTGCCCCGACCGCTCCCACAACCCCAGCCGCGTACGCCCCAAGACCCAAGGCTGCCCTCCCGGCGGCATCGACCGCCCCGCCACTCGCCCTGGCGAGTGGGGCAGCCACCCTGGCAAACGGAGCGGCAAGTCGGGCAGCAGTCGCTCCGGCTGCAACAATCGGGACGGGCATGATCTATCTCCAGTTGATGGAACCAGTCAGGGTGGCGACCCGGGTGCCGACAGCTGTATCTGCCGGACCTGGGATTGCCATGATGAATTCGGAGCCACTGCGCTCGAAGGCGTAGCGCCGCACCTCTTCCCGCCGGTAGTTGGGAACGTAAAGGGTCTCTGCCAGCCTATCGACTTCCCGCAGGTAGATCTCGCGGTAGTCGCGATCGGCCCGCAGGGGGTCGGACTGGAAGATGGCCCGGTCCGTGTCACCGGTGATCCGCTCGATGCGGCTGGGCATCGGCTGGGTCTCGTCCCGGAAGATCTCCGACAGCCGCCAGGTGCGGTCGCAGCGATCCAGCTGGTACAGCACCTGGCCGTAGAAATAGCCGTCGGGGATACGAGCCATGGCTTCCTCCAGGCGCGCCAGATCCCCAGCAGGGATCATCGAGCCGTTATTGAAGCCCAGGTGAAACCGGGTGCGCGACTTGTCGTAAGGGGAAAGCTCCAACCGTCGCCCAGGTGCCGGCTCGGGTTGATTCTAGGGCGGTTCAACCAACGAAAACCAGGTCGTCCTGGATCACCTGATCCCAGTCCACCCGGCCGACACTGCGTACCTGATCCAGGGTGGCGAACCGCTCACCCGGCAGGCTCATGCGCATCTCGATGATCTTCTTGGCGGTCGAGTAGCCCACACCCTTGATCCGCTGAGCGATCATCTCGGCAGTCGCCATGTTCAGGTTCAGCCGGGTGTCCGGCGGGATTGCCTGGGTCGGGATCACATCCTCGTCGATGCTCTCCTTGCTGCGCGGAGCATCCGGCTTGATGCCAGTGCGCCCCTTGCCGGGCTGGTACTCCACCAGGTCGGCCAGGGCGATGTAGGAAATCGTGCCGGCCTGGTTGCGGATCATCGCGCTGTCCTTGTCGTGGAAGCTGATCAGCTCCACGATCTGGCCGTTCTTCTCGTTCAGGTAGAGACTCATGCGCTGATGCTCAAGCGGCAGATCTGTCTTTCGGTGATCCTAGGGCGAAACCGCGCCGGCAAGCGCTGCGCATGAAAAAGCCCGGGCACAGGGCCCGGGCCATCACGCCAAGCGCTGCAAAGAGCGCTCAGAGGGTTTCGACAATGGCCGGGAGCCCACCGAAGTCGGAGACATCGGGCACGTCATCGAGGGTGAACCAGCAGGCCTCGGCAACCAGGAAGCTGCCGCCAGACACGTTGGAGGTGACACCGGAGCCGGCGCCGGTGGTCCCGTTGTCATTGAACACCTTGAGGGTGATCTCCGAGGTGGTCAGGATCGGGGCGGCCAGCAGCAGGGCCTTGGCGGCTGCGCCGGGGGCGATGGTGGTGCTCGCCACGGTCAGGGCCGTGGTAGCTGCCGTAGTGGCGGTCAGGGCGTCGGTGACGCTGACGGCCGAGGCCAGCTTCAGGCGGTCGCTGTTGGTGCCGACGATGCCGGAGCGGGCCGTGCCCTTGGCCTGGTCCTTGCGGGAGTCGAGCACCCGCAGACCCACCTTGTACAGCCAGACGCCGGTTGGCACTTTCATGCCAACGATGTCGGGCCGAGGCTTGTCATCGGGTCGCTTGTCAGGCGACGGGATGATCACGTCGAACTCGGTGGCGCTGGAGGCGCCGATCTTGGCGTAGCCGATCAGGTGGTGGTAGCGCAGGCCGGGGATGGCCACAATGGCCTCACCCTGGTAGCTGCTGAGGTGATTGACGAAGTTGCCGGGAAAGATCTTCTTGGTCATGGTGGTTACCTCCGATCAGTACACGAACGAGTAGGCAACCGTCACGAAATCCTTGTTGAGGATCTCGAAGCCAGCCAGCAGGGACCAGATCATGATGATAAACCGACTGAAGTCGTCGTTGTTGTTCAGCAAGACCTGGGCGTTCTCACCGCCAGTGCCGATACCGACCGACTGCATGCCGAAGAACAGCATGGGGGCCGCTTGATAAGTCGCACTGCCACTGCCGCCAACATTGCTGTTGATGTCAGCAGTGAAGCTCTTCTCGGGAAGATTGGTCGACTCGAACCAGCGAACTCCCTCGAAAAGGAAGCCCGTTGGCATCGTCGGCTGACCAGCGACGAAGCCGGCTTGACCGTACGCAGGACCGTTGCCGAGGTAAAAGGTTGCGTTAGGTGCCAGGTGAGGTTGCATCGGGTCAACGATCCCCTGACCCGCGTAGCGAGCCACTTCGCGGAAGTCGTTGTCCTGGCGCAGGTGCTTCATCGCAGCAGGGCTGGCGACGCAGCGGTAGTAGCCATCGGCGAACGTGGGGATGTTCCGCTCGCGCATCTGGGTGACAACCTCGAGGAGGTCATCCTTGACGCCGAACTTGGCCGATTGACCCGCAGCATAGGCTGCGACCGTGGTTGCGTTGGTTTTGGCTTTGCCCTTGGGGAAATAGTATCCGCCCTGGGTTGAGTCAGCCTTGCCATTCGCCTCGGCTTTGAACAGCTCGTCGGCGAAAACACGATCACGCCAGCGGCGGTAATCGTCAAGCAGGGTCATAGAGCCGATGCTCTGATGGAACACCGGAAGTGAACCAGTATCGAGCAAAAGCCTCTGCGCTATGACCAGCGTCTCGCGCGCAACTTTGAACGTACTGGGCGCAGACGCGTTGAGAGGGTCTGCGGGTCCGGTATATTCCTTCAAGGTCACATGAACCTTGTCCTTGACAATGTTCCGAGAAGAACTGGTGCCGATTGTTTGATCAGCAGTCCGCTCTCGGGAATCCTTAGTGCCAGGATTACCCCAGTAGCGATACCGATCCAGCGCCACCGTTTGCCCGGGTTGAGCGGCGAAATCGTGAACCACGACGGGGTCCACGGCCATCTCAACCACGTAGGCAGGGTGGGGCCGATACAGCTCGGCGCCCAGAACCTTCGGAAAGTCATTTTCGATCCACATGGGATGAAACGCTCCGATAGTGCGGGTTTTGGCAGGCGGGACGCTTGCCAGGTCTTACAGTAACTGCATTTCAGGGGGCGAAATTTTGGACACTGATGCCACGCGTGGCCTGCTCGGGCTATTCCTGGCAGACGGGCACTTGCACCGCATCCGCACGCCAACCCGCTACCGAATACGAGCTGTGATTGAGGGTAGCGAGGGCGAAATTGATTTCCTCGATGAGAAGGCCGCCGAGCTGCGCCGCTATATCCCCACCACCGCTACCCTGCGGCGCTACCAGACCAGCACCCGCGAGAGCGGCAATCGCACCACCGTCTGCCGGCTGCGGGTCACCAGCGATGCGCTTCAGCCGATCTACAACCTGCTTTACCCCCGCCGCCGCCGCCAGGTCACCCAGCCGGCGCTCGAGCTGCTGGGCGGCCGGGCCGCGGCCTGGCTCTGGGCCGAGAACACCAGGCCCCTGAGCAGCGGCAGCTTCCTGCTCAAGCGCGTCGGCAGCCAGGAGGATGAAGCCCTGCTGGTGGCCGGCTGGCTGCGCATGCTCACCGGCGCCCAGGGTGAGATCTGGGACCAGGATCCGCAGCAGCGCCTGCGCCAGAAGCCACGCCTGCTGTTCAACCAGCAGCAGGCGGCTCACCTGCAGACGGCGCTGCTGCCCTATGCGCCCGTCAGCCGGCGATCGCTGTTCCTGCCGGGAGGTGGCCAGTGAACGCCCAGTTCGTCAGCCTGGCGGTCGGCTACGCCCTGGGCGGCGGGCAGCTGCGACGCAAGGGGGCCAGACAGCGCCCCTGGCTGGAGCTGCGGCGACTGGAAACCGAGTCCACCTACCTGCTGCACCAGGTGCGACTGCTGCAGCGCAGCGGCAGCGGCAGCGTCCGAGTGGATGTCGACATGCTGCCCGGCCAGGGGTACTACGACCTGCGCCGCGCCCGGCTGCACAGCCCTCTGCTGGAGCGGACCATGGAGCTACTGCAGGTGGACGATGGCCAGCGCTACAGCCTTGAAGCCCTGCGGGTGGCCGGCGTGCGCGGCATCGCCAGCCTGTGGCTGGACGTGGGCCGCTGGCAGCTCGGCAGTGGCCTGCTGCCGGTCTCCTCCCTGGAGGACGCCCTTGTCCTGCTGGAGTACCTGCTCAGTCACCACAACATCAGGGCCGTCATCAGTGAGCGACCCGGCCCGGCCCTGATGCTGGCGCCGCGGCCGATGCAGGACCTGGCCGCCCTGCTGCGCCCCCAGGTGCACCGCTCGATGCGGCATGCGCTGCATCCCGGCGCTTGCTTCGGCAAGCAGCTACTGGATGAGCCCCGGCGCCAGCTTGCCTAGACTCGACCCGCCCCGAAGAAGAACGGCGGCAGGGGCAGCCGGTGAGCCGGCACCGCCAGGGCGCCTGGGTTTTTGCCGTTTCCCCGGCGCGGCAACTGAACCTCCGTGCAGGTCGCTCCTGGGCGGAGGCACCTGGCATGCAGCCCTAGACTGCCATGGCGGGCGGACTGCAAGGCATGGCAATCCTGACACTGCGCCTGAACAAGGGGCAGCCACTGACGTTTGCGGAAGCCGACGGCAACCTCGTTGCGCTCAACGAGGATATTCAGACCCGGGCCCTCAAGAGCACCCGCATCAACGCTGGAGCAGGCCTAGGGGGCGGTGGCACCTTGGCGGCCAATCGCACGCTCGGGATCGCCAATGGCGGCGTCACCGAGTCGATGCTGTCGACTGATCAATTCCGCACGCCGAATACGTTCTTCGTGCGCAGCGACGGCACCAACCAGCGCAACGGCCGCAGCACCTGGAACGCCTTTCGCGACATCGAGTACGCCCTGGACCAGGTGCGCTCCTTCTCCCAGGTGACGCCCTGGTCGATTGTGCTGCTCGATGGCTTGAGCACGCCCGGTGAGTTGGACGTGCCTGATTTCTGCACGATCTGGGGTGCCAACTTCCAGCGGCGCACGATCATTCGCCCCACGGCCGGCAACGAGCAGCGCAACGTGTTCCGCTGCGGCAATGGCTCCCACCTGGTCAACCTGAAATTCACTGGCTGGGAAATCGACGACTTCGACAACCCCACCAAGGGGTTTGCGATGGTGTTCCGCCCTGGCGCCACGATCCTCCCCGGTGGTGTGCCCTACGGCCAAAACTGCGTCGTGAGCAGCGCCTTCACCGAGGTGCCGACACCGCTGCCGATGGATGCCGCTGCCGGCAACCCCGCCCACCCCAAGGGCGGCGGCTGCGTGCTGGCGGATGCTTCGGTGCTGTCGCCCTACTCGGTCTACCCGAACATCATGACCTGGGGCTTCACGCCCAGCAGCGCCAACGGCATGGGCTACGTGTCCAGGAACCGTGGTTTCATCAACCCGGTGAACGCCATCGGCGTGGGCGCACACCGGCATTTCGTCTGCCTCGATGGCGGCCAGATGGTGGTGTCGGGCTCCAGCTCCCAGTTCGGCGACTACTCCTTCTGGAGCGAAGGCAGCACCCAGCAGATCAGGCCGCTGACGATCGACCCCTCGCTGCTGGTCAGCCAGTCCGGGGCGGCGGGGATCATCAATGCCGCACGCGTCTCCCTGATCGATGACGTCTGGGGCTTCCTGGTAGCCAACTACAACGCCGCCTCCTGGCCGGCCGGCTTTGAGGCCCTGACCCGCAAGGACTCTGGCCTGTTCCTCGATGCGATCGCCGCATCCCTGGTGCACGGCTTCGAGCGGCCGATGCTGAATTTCGCCGAGGGCATGTTCCGCTTTGACGGGGTGTGCGTCTACACCTACGACTTCCACGCTGCGTTCAAGGCCAGCTGGGACCGGCTGGCATCACAGTTGGTCGCCGGCGGCCAGCTCACATCCGGCGCCGAGGCGATGGTGCTGGCCCTGGTGGCACGACTCAAGGCGACCCTCGACAACTACTGGTTCGAGGTGGGCCAGGGTCCTGCTCCGAGCCCGGTGGAGCCCGTGCAGCGCCGGCTGCGCTCGCTGATCACGGCCATCAACCACCAGTGGACCGCTCCACTGGCGGGGGTGGAGTTCTACCGGGTGCCACCAGCCCGGGTCGCCCGCCGCATCCAGCGCAGCATCGTGCAACGCAACGGCGGGCGGGTGAGGTTTAGCGGCCAGGACGACGCCGGCAATGCGGTGTTTGTCGGTGGCCTGGGCATCGACGCCCGCAGCGGCCAGCTCGGCGGGCCGCCCTTTGACACCGCCATCCGCGGGCGAGTGACCCGTTCTGTCATTTCCAGGAGCTACTGATCCATGTCCAGAGTTACTCGCGCCTGGCGCATCTACACCGACCAGCCCTCAAGCGGCAAACCGATC